CTACCAGCCATAAGCAAGTGTGTATCGCCAGCTCCATCAGCAAAAGTTAATGTGTGGTGATTCTCACCAAGCTTTGCAGCACCAGCGGTTGGGCACGGAACATGACTACTGTAGTTTCCGTTTAGAAGGGTTCTTACACCATAGCCAGCCATTTTTTCTGTTGCAGTGGTTCCTGTTTTAATTACAAGATTAGCGGAGTTAAGACCAGCCAAATCATCTTTAATAATAAATTTAAAATACGCTCCGTCTTGTACCGCTGGAAGGGTGATGGTGCATAAAGCACTAATCAAATAGGTCTCACCGGTTTCAGCAGTTTCAATTGTTTTGCTCGCAGAAATCGTTTCCATTCTTTGACGACTTGCGACTCTTGCACTTCTTGCGCTCTTTGACATAGTTAATATCTCCTAAAAATATATATTCGCTCTATGCGATCAATAGTAAATAGTATGTTCAAAAAGAAAAACCCCCGATGAAATAAATCATCGAGGGCATTTATTTATCCTAAGTTAATTTCTAGGAACCAGACTCACCATTCAATCCACGAACGATAACAAGACCGTACATGTCAGGACGAACCATCTTCTTGGCATAACGAGTCATTACGCCCTTGCGAGGTACAAAGTCCTCAACACCGAAGATAGTTGGTGTAACTTGGAGAGGTACATAAGGAGCATATACATAGCCACTTTCAAGGAAAGAGCTACCCTTACGACCAACAAGAACAACATTACGAGGGAAATAAGGATCCACGATAACATCAAACTTGCGACTCAAAGAACCAACTTTTTGTGCTCCGATTTCGCCTTTGTCTGCATCAGCAGTAACATTGGCACGGAAACCAGCGGTGAACTCAAGTACATTAGCAACTTCTGGTGAACAAACAACAAAGTTTGCGCCGCCACGAAGTGTCTTACGGTGAATTTGAGCAGAAACATCATTGATAGTTTCAATCAAAGTCTCGTACCATTCACTAACAGTACCTGTGAAGTCAGGAGCAGCAGAAGTTGCACCCAATTCAAGACCAGTAGTACGGTCAACAAAAAGACCAGGAGAACGTGACCAGTAATAAGTACCAGCAGTTGCACCGTTAACGAGGTCAGCAAGGATCTCGCGGTCAATTTCCAAAGCAATTTGCTCTGAAAGGATAGAAGTCAATTCAACTTCAGCATCCAAGTTGTGATAAGCATTCAAGTCTTGACCCAATTCTGGAGTCCACTTGGCTTTCAATTTCTTGGTTTGCGCTGTAATAGCTGTACTGTCAACTTTGATGTCAATCTCAGGAATTCGGGCTTCGCCTTCCAATCCATAAGCATTAGCATCTGTGTTAACTGAACCTAAAGCAGCACCAGCATTGAGCAAGTCAATAACTGGGAATTCCAAAGCACCAGCGGCCAAGTCAGCAGAAGCAGCGGCAGCAGCGGTAGCGACAACGGAACTGACTCCGAGAGCCTCAACTGCTACATAACGAATTGCAGAAGCTGAAAGGTTAGTATTAGCAGCAGCAACGCGAGAAGTAAGACGTCTTACAACAGTAATATCACCATTGGCTTGAGTCTCAACAGCATTACCAAGTGCAGCATCGCCAATTACAAATGCACTCATGTTATCAAAATCAGGTGTCATTGCGCCATTAGATGATGTGTGTGCGGATTCCAAAATATCAACAATACAAATACCAGTTCCATCTGTCAAAGACAAAAGGTCTGGGTCATACTGGATAAGTTTTTTGTTTGCTTCTGTGACACTACCATTTAAGTTGAATGCTCGGTGACATTTTATAAATGAAATGTGTGTTGCAGCAGCATTTGATCCAGTTGGTGAGCCATAAGCATAACCAACACGACCTTCACGACCAGGGCCGCCAAAATCAGCTTTGTTACCTGGTAAAAGATCAACACCAGAAATGATGTCTTTACCAACTTGATCTGTACCGTAAATTGATTTATTTACAGCGTTACCAAGTCTAGCAGTAATAGTATCTGCTCCAAGATTCGGACTAAATGTGAAATCTAGGAAGAAAATAAGACCTGATGGTAAGCTCATTGGTTGAACTGATACCAAGTCGTTAGCAATCAATCCAGCGAAAACACGACGGACGATTGGGAAAGCGACAGCAGCGAAACCTTCAACGTCGCCAGCAGCCATAGAAGAACTTTCACGAAGAAGTTCCTTTGCTTGGTTTTCTAAAAGACGAGCCATTCCGTGCTTTTGTCTCTCAGTTTGAAGACCTTCAAGTAAACCTGTTTGTGACCATTTGTTGAGAAGAGCTTCGCCTTCTTTGGCCATGTCACGGTTTACTATGCCTTCTGTAAGTGTATTCAAAATAGACATTAGATAACCTCCTTAAAATATGTCTAAGAAATGCCAGCGAGTGCTTTCATTCTATCAGTGAAAGAATGATCTTTATTCTCGTTAACACTTCTTTTTGTTCTTTGCAAAATATTGGACAAATTAGACTTTCTGTTGACTGACTCGCTAAGTGATTTTGGACCATCATTTTTGGTGGTTCCCACTGTAGCTTTAAGAGTCTCACAAAGAGCCTTTGCTTCATCTTTTGTTTTTGCGTTAGCGATGGCTTCAACAATTTTATCTTTTTGTCGCTCATTCAAGGAGGCATCGCCTAATATTCTGTTAGAATAAATCAATTTTGCATTTGATAGCATTGATTCTTCTAACTTGTTATTAATCTGCTTTATTGCAGAATATAATTCTTTATTTTTTGTCTTGTAAGATTCGATGGACTCTTTCATGTCTTTCAATTTCTTTTCAAGTACCTCGTTCTCTTCTTTATATTCAGTTGATTCTGTCTTGGCCAATTCCATTTCTTGCTCATAGGCCAATTGGCCAGCATTTGTTTGAAAGGTTCCATCTTTTACTTGGCCCATATCAACAACCAACTCTTCTTCTAAAACTTCTTCTTCTGTATCTTTAGAAAGCATATCAAGAATTTCTTGAAGTGCTAATTCTTCTTCGTCAGCAGCAGGTTGTTCTTCGCCTTCTTCTGCGTCCAATCCTAAGTCGGTCATTAATTCTTCTGTACTTTCTTGTTCTGCTTCAACTGCCTGCGGCTCTTCTTCTGTCGCTGCTGCTTGCTTGAGATCGCCTAAGTCAAGAAACATGTCTGCGTCGAAAGTGAACTCAACACCCAAGTCAACTTCTTGATTTGGACTTTGATCTGCAACGGCGAAAGGTGCTTCAATAGCAGCAGCGGGTGCTGCTTCCATTCCCATTTCTTGTTCCGTTATCACATTATCACTTTCCAGCAGGGAATCAACCGCTGCTTTGATTTCTGGTGCATACTTCTCAATAACTGATTGTTCTGCGTTTTTGAGGGCTGCTTCGCGAAGGGCGGCGGCATCCACAATTGCTTGTTCTAACATTGAAGACATTAAATTTAACTCCTAAGATACTATTAACAAGAGTAAATAGTGTTTTAAACGAGAAAAGTCCGATATAGATTAAGTAAGACCAACTGAGCCTGATTTGACTTGTCCGATAGAATCTTTTATTCTAAAGAAAAGTTTATTGTTACCCTCATCAAGGTAAAAAGTAACAGATCCGCTATGAAGGTTATCGTTGTGAATTGGCGTTGCTGGTGCGCCGAGAACGGCGGCACCGCTTATATAAAGATTTGCATTAAAAGCAGCAGGGACAATATTAGAAGATATCATACCACCCTCCACTACAGCAAACAGATTTGCATGCGTTGGAGATCTAATTTCTAAAAGAGACTTCCCGCCACCGGCAAATGTTGAAGATGCAGATATTTGAAATTGAGACCCACTCATAAAAGCATACATACCATCTTGTTCAGCCTTAAAAGCACCACTTACATGGAGAGCATCCACTGGGGTGGCTTTATTGATACCTATTCTTTTATTAGTCTGATCTAAAACCAAAGTGTTTGAATTAAAATTCAAGCCATTTGGAATTGTAACAGCGGTTCCATTAATTGTTGTAACATCACCCGATGCATTACCAAGTGTGCTATTTCCATTAATGGTTAAATTTGAATCAAAAATAGCACTACCAGTTGGACTTATTGTGAGATCGCCATTAGCAGCAACAGTAAATTCAGCGGCTGATCCGGTATGGTTTGATAACTTGAGTTGAGTTGCTGAGGAAGAAGAAATCTCAAGCAACGTATTTGGAGTATTCGTGCCTATACCAACATTTCCTCCATTGAAAAATGTTGAACCATTTGCATGAATTGTTGTGGTTATACTGTTGTTGGCATATCCAGCAATAACACCATCATCGGACGAATCATAAATTTGAACAACCGTGTCCGAGGATACGTCGTCTTGAATGATTAAATCGTTTTTAACAATTGTTTTTCCGCCAGAAGGCGCAAAGGTTAAGTGTCCAAAATCATCAACACTTATTGTTGCATAATCTCCAGAATTATAAGACAATTGCAACTGTGCATTAGTACTGAGAATCTCCAAAGGAGCGGCAGGAGTAACGGTCCCAATACCAACTCTATTGTTGGAGGCACTAACAAACAAGGTGTTAGAATCAACATTCAAACTACTATTAACAGTTAATGTAGAGGCAGCAAATGATAAATTAGCATCTGATGTGATCGTTCCTATTCCGCCGTCAAGCAAAACTCTTCCAGCGTTTCCAAGAGCACTAGCATCTGATATTGGTGCGTTTGCCATTAAATTCGTTACAGTGCATTTTTTTGCACCAGAACCCTGATCTATTATAACTGTGTTACCACCGGCAGGGGTGACCACGGCAAGACCAGCGACATCCAGAGCGAGACCAGAATCATCTTGTATTCCCTTGGAACTGGCTAATTGAACTTGAGATCCAAGAATAGTCGCACCGGCCCAGTTGCCATAAAAAGCAGAACCAGAAATGTTACCAGAGCCAGAGATTGAAGTTGCCTTAAAGTCTAAAACAGTTCCATTAAAAGTTAAATTTGCTTCTCCGTCAAGTTCTGTTGTTGTTGATCCAATGGTCACAAGACGGCTTTCTACTCTGTTGTTAAGTGCAGTAACAACACCTCCTCCTCCAGTCAATAATACTCCATTCGCATAAAATGCAGAACCAGAAATATTACCTGATGCACTTACAGGACCGGCAACATTTACAATATGATCATTAGCATTTGTACCGCCAACCTGTAACATATTTGTGAAATGCGCCCTTGACCCAGATAAGTCATTAATTGTTTTCTGACCTGATACGGTTTGATCAGAGTGAGTGTCAACAATATTTTCAATTGTGCCTTGAGTTGCACCTTCAAAATTAACACTTCCGCTTAGAAGATTATACGACATAAAAGTTCTCCAAATTTTATTATAAATAGTTTATTTTTTTATAGTTCTCGGATACTTATGATATTCTCAACCAATTGGACCCATCGGAGATCAAGAACATGCTTTCATTGTCCGAATCCATTGTCCTTGTTGTAGAACCGTCAATTGTTTGAGAACTATTTCCATCGACTGTGACTGTCTTGCCTTCGGCATTTCCTGATATCTTTACAACCACTTGGGCATTTGAAGAAGCAGCGGGCAAAGTAATTGTAACATCGCCTGATGCTCCAATAAGATTAACAGGAACAACTTCGTTATTAGAAGCAGTATAATTTGCTGTCTTTGGTGAAACGACGGTTAAGCTGCTTCCTCCACCACCTCCACCGCCGGAAGCATTAGCAAAAGATAGCTGCCCACTTCCGTTTGTTTGAAGAACTTGGTTGTTCTGTCCGTCTGTAACTGGAAATGTGTAAGCACCATTAAAGGTTATGGCTCCACTTGATCCAGAAATTTTAAATCTATCAGTACCATTGGTTACTAAATGTATTGCATCTTCTTCAAAATCAATACCGGTATTCCTATTGGCATCATCAGAGCCAGAAATATCGCCCATTATCTGATAGCCGCTTGAATATTTATATGACATTAATCTACTCTTTTATAGCCTAGTGTTTTTCTCGCAAGATACTTGATTTGATTTGCTGTAAGTTCTTGGTCGTAGATCGCACAAGATGTTTGAACATAAGTTGGATTCAAAGTGTTGGGAAAATTATATAAATTACCTACTGAAAAGTATCCCGAATTTTGTGCCACATCTTCTCCCGGTGCTTTTGTGGTTGTCCCAGAGGCAACTTCGTTCCCATTTAAATACACTTTTACACCGGTGCCGTTTGAATCTCTAGTAAAAGCAACATGGTGCCAATCATGAGCCGTTGGTATGTTTGCATGTGTATCCACTCTGTGGTATGTCCCTTGTTGACTTTCGTGCACGTAGCCAATTTGATATGGCAAGACACCACCAATTCTTGTAATTTGAAGAGCATACATCGAAGCTCCTACTGCACCAGATCCATCAAAAGATACAAAATAATGTGCTTTAGATGTTGAATCTGGTTCGTCATCTGTTGTATAAAATAGACAACAAAAAGACATTGCACCGGTATACTTAAAATCAGTATTACTATTGCGATAATAACTAAAATGAGATAAACCCTCTGCCTCACCGGGAACAAAATCCACCTCATCGATCGGCGCATCTTGTTCTGTTAGAGTTTTACTATTACCAGAAGAATCAACAAGTTCGCTTCCTTTTACAAAGTTCCAAAGCCCAGTTGGACTAAAAGTTGTATCGTGT